TTTTCTAACAGGTAGCTGTAGATAGCTTCATTCTTACCTACACGAATCCTGCGAATATAGTAGTCATTGTGCCATGCGTGAATTCCTGAGGAAGTGCCTAGTGTTAAAGACGTAGTTCCAGCTGGTTTTACCGTTGTCGTTCTTGCTGATTTGTTGATACCTATAATACCAGCAACTCTTTCGTTCTCCGCTTTTACAAGGTCAGCAGCCTCTTTCATACTATACCCAAGTACTGTACCTGATCCGATACCAGTCATCGATACACCAATTAGTGCATCTTTTTCAGTTGTCCTTCTCCACACATCTCTAAGGTAGTGGAAGTCTGTATAACCAGCTTGGAGTGTACCAATGAAGGCAGCTGCTTTAACTCTGGCATTGAGGTCTTCCTGAGATGTTATGTCGGATACGTTCACTTCACAAAGATTGCAAAACTGGTATGGTCTTAATGCGATCTCGCAGCATGGGTTGGTTCCCCAATCTTTATCGTTGGTTAAATAGATGCCAGGCTCTCCAGCACCACTTAACTCAATACGTTTCCACAAATCAAAGAAAAACTGCTCTGTGATCTTGTGACGTAATAGTACTGCTGAGTTGTTGGCTCTACCTCTTTGTGCATTTCCTTCCCACCAGTTTCCAGACTTACATGCAATCATGTTATCGTCATCTGCGCTGAATAGTGAGATGAGGGCTGCTCTGCGAATACCTCCAGCCAATACTGCATCTGCAATGTGACATACAATATCGTGCACTTCAATTGAGCTCAGCTTTTCTCCATTTTGCTTACTTGATAAAATACCATCAATTTTAATCAAGCACTCTTTCAATGGTTGTGGTCCTGGAGCTTTGCCTCCAGATGTTACTAATCTTGCTCCCTTTGGTCGAATGTCTGAGAAGTCGAAGTTGACTACAGGACCTCCTGTGTAGTATGACTTTACAAGCATCTTAATTGCATCAGCCCAACCTTCAATGCTGTCGTTTACTAGGAATCTCTTTTTGCGATTTGTGTTTGGTAGTCTTATTTCTGCCAACTTTTCAACGTGATGCTTCTGTACGGAAAACCCTACACCAGTACCACCTAACAGTAGAAACATTACTTCACCAAAAGCTCTCCAGTCATCGATGGGAAGATATGCACAATTATAAATGCGAGCTGGATTGATCTCAATAGGCTTACCAGCAAACTGCATACTGCGCATAGATGGTAGAATCTTTTTATCGTAGACGTATTTGTAGGCCTCTTCAATCTCTTCGGCTAATTGTGGAAACTTCTTAATATGCATTGTCTTATTTCTATCGACAAGCTCCGTCCAGGTCTCTCTTCGTTGTAATTCGGGGATGTACTTTGCATACTTCATAAAGACAGTGATGTCACTAAGTATTTGTGTAGATTTGTTCATAATTTGTTAATTTTGTGTTAAACTATTCTTTGCTAATTAGCTCATTGAACTTTGCCGATAATGCCTGGCGTACTACCTCATCCCCTTTTTTCATAGTATTATTGACTTGCGTGCCTTCTTCACTGGTTGGTTCAAAGATGTTTATTCTACACACTGCCATATTCATTTTACTAGGAAAGGTTATACCATCAGGTCCAAATCGATTCTTTATAACATGCCACCTTCCAGTACCTGAGATCTTGTCTTCGACTTTTCTAGATAAGGAAACAACAAAGTCGGCGATCATTACTTTACTGTACGATTCTGCGATCTTGTCGGCCTCAATGATTTCTTGTTCGAGAGCGGATCTGTTAGCCTGCGAAGCTGTATATATAGGTATCTGGTAGCTACCCGCAACACCGCGTAAGTCCTCATAAATATTTCCCAAAACTTGGTCATGTCGTGCTGAAGATTTGTTTGATACATCTCTTAGTAGATCGGCATAGTCAACAATCACCATATCAGGTTTATATCCCTGCATTGCTGACTTTTCTAGGTGTGCTGTGATCGTATTGATTGTTGCTGTCTTTGTTGGATAGTACTTGACAACAAGTTTACCTGGCAGGTTCCGTACATACTTTTCTACCTCTTCTTTATGATGCTTTAATTCACTAGATGGTACTCCTGTATAGAATGAATCAAATCTAGCACCTACATACGCTTCGTTAAGCTCTAGGGTGTAGTAGAATACAGTCTTACCCTCCTTTACAGCATGCGCTGCTACATTTACTAATGCCATTGATTTACCAATACCGGCTGGTGCTACAAACACTGCCAATTCCCCTGCTCCTATACCACCATCTGTAATATCGTTGATAGGTTCCCATGGTGTTGGTGATGTCTTTCTGGTTGCTTGTGCAAACCTCTCCTCGATGTGCTCTGCGTACTCGTGTCCAATGTTTCTGTCTGTGCCTGCTTTCATTGCATCATCAATACGTAGTTTTATACCATCATAATTTGATACCTTGAGCATTTCCACTGAGTCTAGAATGGCTTGCCTTAGCTTTTGGTTTTTACAAAAGTTGATTGTCTGATCTTTGACATAGCTTTGGTCTGCACCACTAAGATGGGTTAGCACTTCCTTCAAGGCCTGCTTAACAGTTGTCTTTAAAAGATCCGATTCTACGTTATCTAAGCTGATCTTAAATACGTCTAGAGTTGGTGGGGTTTTATACTTAACAAAATACTCAAGTACTTGCCCTACTAACCACTTTGCTCCATCCGAGCTAAAGTAGTTCGGATCTAGAATGTCATGTATTTGTTGCAGAAATATCCTATCGGACATTAGTGCTGCTATTACCTTATGCTGGAAGGATGTTCCGTAATATTGAAATGTATCGCTCATAACCTACTATACCTAATTTTTACTTACTTAGCAAAAACATATCGAGTTTATATAGCGTCTCTTTTACCCACACATCAAAGTTTCTTATAACACCAGACATTCGATCTTGAAAGAATAGCGACTGTAGTTTCATTTTTGATAACCGATTAGTCTTGTCCAGCTGACTTATGATTGATAGCTTTTTGAGTGGTGAAATGTCGACGTCTCGTAGTGACATTAGCATTAGATTTCTTTCCAAGATACTCTCCGATTCTGCGATAGCCATATACTTCTTACTCTTAGGTTGCTGCTTTGCTTCCTCGATAATTTGCTTTACCGATAACCTTTCATCACCACCTAGGTTAGGATATAACTTCAACAATGTTTTTAAGCCTACACCATCTACTCCAGGTATATTGTCTGAAGCATCTCCAGTGACTGCTCTATGCAGTACAAAGTTCTGAGGTGTGATGCCGTATTCATCTAACACATCGGATGCATAATACAGCTTCTTTTTCGTAGGACTCCATACTTGAACTCTTTCATTTATCAGCTGCAGAAAGTCCTTATCTGAGGACATGATGTAACACTGCTCCTGAAAGACCTCCTGAACCATATATGCAATTACATCATCTGCCTCAGCACCTTCAATTGTAACTACATCTATTGGCATATGTTCAAGATACTCAATCAATCGCAGCAATTGCCGCTTTTGTGATTCCTCTCCTTCTTCTAGCTCTTCCGATCTATTAAGTCTGATCTTGAATTTGCGAGATGCCTTGTACTCTGGGAAGAGATCTCTCCGCTTTTTCGTACCATTCTTGCCATCAAATACCACCACTACTCTTGTCGCATCAACTGTCTTGATCGCATGACCAATTGACAGGATTGTTCCTGATATACCACCTACATGCAGTCCATCGTCATTCGTAACCGGGCTTGCTGCATATGACCTAATAAATGTATTAAGGCCATCAACAATCAGCACTCTAGAGTTTCTATTAGCTGCCTTGATTGGTTCTTTTTTTAACTCCTCCCAGAGTTTAAGGTATCTACTACTCATCAAAACCTACTATATCGTCGTTATCTACTTTAATTTCATTTGATTCCTCTGTATGCTTATACTTTGAGATTATGACGCTACACATCTTATCATACACATACTTTTTTAAGTCTTCATCAGCTTCCAGCTTGGCTACCCAATCCTTAGACTGAAACTTAATTTCTTCGCCTGTGTCTTCACGTACCAAAGTAAACCATGCACCTGCTCCGCTAAGCACCCCATACTCCTTGAGCAAGGTAAACCAGCTACCTAAGTCGTTGATGCCTGAGTCGAAGTAGATTTCGAACTTAGCCTTTTTGTATGGAGGTCCTAATCGATTTTTAGTTACGGTTGCTTCGGTTTCAACACCAACGATGATTTCTTTTGATCCGATCTTGGTTTTTAGTTTACCAACAGATTGTAAGCGAACTCTGACCGATGCATGGAATCCTAAAGCCTTACCCCCGCTCGTTGTGTACTTATCGCCAAACATCACACCCATCTTTTCCCTTAGCTGATTTGTAAATGCTAGGAGGATTCGTTGCTTGCCAATCATGTTTGTGATCTTACGCATTGCCTTACTCATAAGGATTGCTTTAGTTGTTGCCCAGCCATCCTTATCGTAATCTGCATCCAATTCAACTTTAGTTGTTGCTGCTGCTACTGAATCGACTACAATGGTTACCAATCTGTCCTTAGACGACTTGCGAATCGATTCGATGATATTCTCAATTGCTTCGAAAATGTCTTCAATCGTTTCCAGTGGTATGTACAGCATGTTAGCGACATCAACACCGATTGCCCTGAGGAATTCCTCACTCAGGGCATTTTCGGTATCGATATATACAGCAAGTCCTCCTTTCTTCTGGGTATTGGCTAGTAAGTGTGCCATGATCAGGCTCTTACCAGCTGCTTCAAGTCCTGTAAACTCTGCAATCCTACCTACTGGCAAACCGCCATTGGGTCTATTTGCAATTGCAAGATCTAAGGTGCTTGATCCGGTGGATACCCATTCGGTTAGATCGGTTGGTGTCTCTTCGGTGTTATCCAAAAAGTACACAGCCTTAAAGTCCTTAAACTTTTTGTTTAGTCCTTCAGCTAGGGTTGAAGCTAGTTCGTCCCTGCCGGCTATCTCTGTAACTTGCTTTTTTGCCATGATCAAAAGGGTGCATCAGTGGTTTCATTACCAAATAAGTTGTCGAATGCACTCTTTACATCAGACACGGTATTTGCCTTAGGTGCATTGCTGATTGGTGTACCAGCTTTCACTTTACCTTCATCACCTGAGCTTGGTTGTAGCCAGTTTTGCAATGCTGTCTCAAGCTCTTCGTAGGTTGGCTCTTCAAACAATTCAGTGATCTCCTTTTGCTCATTAACAATAAGATTAGCAATTGCTTTATCTTCTGTGGCTGGAGTTGTGTTGGGTTTCACTCGAATTGAGTAGCTTGGAAAGCCTCCTTCTTTGTCAGCTGCAATATGCTCCACTGTAATGTCTCGTCCGTTCATTAGATCGGTGATATCACCGTAGTCTGGATCGACTAGGAAGCCCATAAGATCTTGGTAGATAGTTTTACCAAATCCCCAAAACTTAACTCCCTCAGATTCTTCACCACGTACGATTACTGGTGCATAGACACGGAACTTTGGTGCGATCTTACGGCTCAGTTTCCAATCCTCTTTATCGCCAGTACGTTTTAGCTTCTCAGCAAACTCAACGATTGGATCAGGACGACCAAAAGAACTTGGTGATAGGTAAGTACGCTTTCCAATCTCATAATGGAAGTATAGCTCCATAAACGGATTGTCTTTGTTGTGTGAGTAGGGTACAATACGTACTTGAGATTTCCCTACTGGTGGTTTCCACTGCAAATCTCTGTTGCCAGTGTTACCTCCGCCTTTAGCGGATTGTTGCATTTCTTGCAATCTCTTTTGGATTGCGTCTAGGTTAATTGCCATAGAT